CGCAAGCCACTATGTTGATTTTTTAGTCGGCAAAGATGTTGAGCTGTCGGTCCTTGAAGGACTAATGGGTTACGATTCCAGTCTTGATCAAGCAATTGAGTTAATTGTTGGCGAGAACAAAGAGGAAGATGATAATGAAGATGACGATGGTGATTATGGATACGAAGACGAGGATTATTAATGTCTTGGTATGCGAAAGTCAGCAAAGACATAGCACATCTTCCTCAGTGTCTTGATCATTTTTATAATGAATTAGACCGAGCTAGAGCTGAGGTTAAGATCTTCGGAAACGTTGAAAAAGCCTCAGCGGCTTTACCTGGTATAGTAGAACATAGATTTAATCAGCTTCAAGAAATTGAAGCTGTATTAGAATATCTCAACATCGAATTAAGAAGAATTCGTTCTAAAGCATTTAAAAAATATCTAGAAAACTACCAACGTGCTCTAAGCAGTAGAGACTGCGAAAAATACGTCGAAGGTGAAGCCGATGTTGTTGACATGGAAAAAATTATCAACGAATTTGCCATGTTACGAAACCAGTGGTTAGGCATTGTTAAGGCCCTTGATATCAAGCAGTGGCAATTAAGCAACATTATTAAACTCCGGGCCGCCGGCCTTGAAGACATATCGTTATAACATGTATATTGAAGATATTTTACACACACTTGAGTTAGTTGGAAAAATCAATAGGTTTGACCAAGGAGTAGTGCAGAGTCTAAATTTTCAAACTCATGTCAATTCTAGTGGTTATACAGAAAAACAAAGTCTACTAGCTATCAAAATATTAAGAAGATATAGTACTCAACTTAATACCCATCTACATCTAGATATTACCCAGTATCTTGACAATCCTTTGTTCAAAATTCCATTGCGTAATTCGGCGCCAAGCCCGAAACGCATTTCAATTGAGGATCATCCTCAGTGGGTCAAGGCTATCAAAGTTGAATTTCCTTTTAATGAAGACCTTGTAAAACGTATAAGAGAGCTTCGCGATAAAGATGCGTTAGTGGCATGGGATAAAGACAAAAAAGCATGGTTTTTTAGCCTACACGAGACCAATATCAAGTTAGCTCTGTCATTGGCTGAACAAGAAAACTTTGAAATTGATGAAAATTTTAAAGTTTACAAAAATCAAATTGCAAAAATCATGGAAAAAATGGAAACATTTTTCCCCATGTTAGTACTTGAAGAAAATACCCCAAAATTAGTGAATATTTCCAAATATACCCCCGATCTAGAGACCGCCGATATATTAGAGGCTGTGTTCGCGGCCAGGAAATATGGTATCGATACGTGGGACGATAGTATCAATGCCTTCATACAGTCAGACTCAGTTGACCCAATCGTTAAAAAGTTTATAACCACCGACGCCACCGAAACTTTTCACATAGATTCCACCTCGACCTCTATGAATTTGCTTCGAGATATAGTACAATACTTAGAGCCGGTATTGTTTATTGTACCGGGTGGATCGGAATTAAGTAAAACTAAAATGGCATATGAATTTTTAAAAGAACAAAATGTAACTGATGAAGAAATTTCAGTTATGTTCAGATTGCCCAGCGATAATGGCGGAGAATTTAACAGTTTTGTTAAAAGTAACAATTTGAATAATCCTATATCTGAAAAAACTCGTTTTGTTTTTGTAAGTCAAAAAATGCCTAAACCTGTGATAACATCAAAAACATATTTTAACTGTGTTATAAGTATGGGGTTACACAATATGCACTATACCATCCGAGATTTTACGAAAAATTGTCCAAATTTAATATATTATTGCGAACAACGACCTAATAGGGAAATAAATTTTGGCAACGTGTAAAGTTATTATCAAAGACGAAGTTAATGTTAAGATAGAAAATCTAAGTCTTGATGTACGCAAGGCTTTGGTCAAAAAATTCAAGTTTGAAGACCCTACTGCTCGCTTTAGACCAGCCTTTAAATTGGGTCGATGGGACGGTACTGTAAGTTACTTTGGTTTAGGTGGAACTACTTACATGAGTATGTTACCACAGGTACTTGAGTACTTGGAAAATCAAAATTACTACATTGAACTAGAAGATCAACGCAATCCTATTGCCCTGGATTTTCCTGAAATTTCTGACGATTTTTGGGGTGATCAAACGTGGCCAAAAGGGCATCTAAGAGCCGGCGAAAAAATTAGATTACGAGACGACCAAGTTGAAGTCGTTAATAAATTTTTAGAAAATCCTCAGTGTATCCAAGAAATTGCCACAGGATTTGGCAAAACAATTACCACAGCGACTCTGGCAAAAATCTGCGAAAAATATGGAAGAACAGTCACTATTGTCCCGAACAAAAGTCTTGTCGAACAGACAGAAGAAGATTTTATTAACTGCGGCCTTGATGTCGGAGTTTACTACGGCGACAGAAAAAATCTTGATCGAACACACACTATCTGTACTTGGCAAAGTTTAAATGTTTTAGACAAAAACTCCAAACAATACGACGATGCCGCATGTGCAAAATTAGAAATATTGCTGGATAATGTACAGTGTGTTATGGTAGACGAAGTACACATGGCCAAGGCTGAAGTACTTAAAAATCTATTAACACGCAATCTAGCCGCTACACCGATCCGTTGGGGCCTAACAGGTACTGTTCCTAAAGATGATTTTGAATTTCAGAGCTTACGGTGCAGTTTAGGTGAAGTTGTCAATAGAGTCGCGGCACACGAATTACAAGAATCTGGCGTACTTAGCAACTGCCATGTGAATATTATTCAAACTGCTGAATGGAAAGAGTTTAGCGGATACGCAGAAGAACTTAAATTTTTAGTGACCGACGAAACACGCATGGTGTACCTGGCCAATCAAATTAAGAACATTGCAGAAACTGGAAATACTCTGGTACTAGTTGGCAGAATTGAGTCTGGAAAATTTTTAACAAACGAATTAGAAGATGCTGTTTTTATTTCAGGCGAAGTAAAAACCAAAGATAGAAAAGAAGAATACGATGAAGTTAAAACTAGTACTAACAAGATTATTGTGGCGACTTACGGTGTGGCCGCTGTGGGTATTAATATCCCCCGTATTTTTAATCTGGTTCTTCTTGAACCCGGAAAGAGCTTTGTCCGCGTTATACAAAGTATTGGGCGAGGCATTAGAAAAGCAGACGACAAGGATCATGTAGAGATTTGGGATCTTACTGCCAGCACAAAATACGCAAAACGGCACTTGACAGAACGTAAACGTTTTTACAAAGATGCTAAGTATCCGTTCACAATTACAAAGGTAAAATATCAATAATGCAAATTTTAACATTAGAAGACAAAACATTTTTTCTCAATGAGCTACCAGAGGAGATAGATGATGATTTACGATTTGCTGTATTAGATAACAGTGACAATCAAAATCCAGATCATTTCTTTATTCCTCTTATATTTCTTGAGTCATTCACAGGTCCAGCGGTAGCACTTAAGATCGGACCCTACGAACTAACTATGCCACTAGATTGGTGTACTATTGTTGGAGATCCCGAAGGCCCGGACATGGAAGTATTACCGCTAACTAGTCTTAATGATCGTGGGTTCAGGACATTTTGTTTTAATCCTTTAAGTGGATTTAGACCAGAGTTTTTAGACATTGACATCATTGATGTATATCAGGATGTTAAGTGGTATTTTCCCAAAATGCGTAGTGGCCAATTATTATGTACTCCATTACATGCCGGTCCTAAACCGATCTGTGCTTTCTTTGTCAAAGAAGTTAGTCGCCAAAGCGAAATTGTAGATTATACCAAGTGCTGGTAATATGGGATCTCTTAAACCGGGAGCAAAATACGTGTACGAACAAGTAAACGGTATAACCTATGCCCGTGAATTTGGTGCCGCACCTGAAACTAGAAAGGAAGTAGGGTGGACATATGATCCTCGCACTAGCGATGGCAGACCACTGCATGATCATATAATGGACGATAAACTATGGGGTGAAATTCGTCGAGCATCAAAGACAAATCCTGCTTTACAAGAAGCCCTGGAACGTGTTAAAATATTATATTACTTGAGCAAAGAATATGGCAACAGCAAAACTTGATATTAAACGTGAACTATCTGCGGTAGATCAAAGAAATCATAACTTCTATGATAATCTAACGGAAGACGAAAAGAAAGCATTTAGCCCTTACATATTGATGCGTTATACCGCAAGTGTGCAAGGAGACAGAGATGTGCAAGAATGGTATCTTGAAATGACCAATGAACTAGTAAACAAAAATCATTGGTCGTTAAGCAAAGGTCATAAGGCCCTGCTTTGGAAATTATTTGCGTCAACTGGTACCGGAGTAAATGCATATCATCCATATCTTGCCAGCGGCAAAAGAGAAAAAACAAATAAAGTAGAAAAGCTGATCGCCGAACTAAATCCTACAATGAAATTTGATGAAATTAAACTGTTGGCCAGTTTGATGGATAAACAAGATATCGAGGATCTATTTGACAAGATGGGCTTTGATAAAAAACAAAGAAAGGAATACGAATGAACAATTTTTGGACTGTGGCCGTTGATGCAGATGGCCGAGTATTTTTAGAAAACGAATCCGCCCACGGAACACGTTTTTATCTCGAAGGAGATTTTGCCACCCAAGACACCCGTGTACTTTTTGCCAGCGAAATAGCAAGAAAAATTAACGGTACTTTTGTTGGTTAAAAACATGATAGCATTGGTAGATCAGCCTTTCAATTGTGTGCATTGTGGTAAGAGTTTTATGAAAGAAAAAACTCTGTATGCTCACATGTGCGAACGCAAACGTAGAGCAATGCAAAAGACTGAGAAACGTGTGCAGGCAGGTTACATGGCTTTTAATAGATTCTGGCAGTTGGCCCAAGGTGGAAAGAAACTTAAAACTTATGATGAATTCTGCGATACTGCATACTATAATGCCTTTGTTAAGTTTGGATCTTTTATCAACAATGTTAACCCTATATACCCTGATAAATTTGTAGACTATGTTATTAAAAGTGGTGTTAAATTAGACCAATGGTGTAGAGACGAACTGTATGAAACTTATCTTTATGAAATGATAAAGATAGAGCCCGTCGAAGGTGCGGTACAACGTAGCCTACAAACCATGATGGAATGGGGTGACGAGCATAGTGCAAATTTTGCACAATACTTTTTGTATGCCAGTTTGAACAAAGCAGTATCGGATATTAGAAACGGAAATATCAGCCCGTGGGTTATATTAAATACCAAGACTGGAAAACAGATGGTACAGAGTATGAATGACGAACAATTAGATTTAATATCGCCGGCGTTTGATGTTACGTTTTGGTTGAAGAAATTTAAAGAAGTACCGGCAGATGTTTCACTAGTCAAAGAAATTTGTCAAGAAGCAGGCATACAATGAGTACAGAAAATATAAAAGAGTTTTGTAATTACCATAGCATTCGTGTGCTCGATACAAACA